AGGGGTAAGCATGGAACATTTCTTTACTCAAACGTTAACTATGAACCTAGAACACAGACTCCAACTAGTCCTCGAAAGAGTGTTAGTTGACCGCGTTCCGAAACTAGGTACGGGAAGATTCCGTGAGGGATATTTCCGATTCCTAGCCAGATCCCAGAAATGGATTGACAACGAAGGCGAGCAGGGCTTAAAACGAGTGAAATCGATTAAGCAATGCATGACGAATTATGTCCTTTATGGGGAATTGATCGTAGATCAAAACCTCTGGACTAAGACGTTACCATCGGGGTTACCAACCATTCTGAGTTTTGTCCCCCTGGGACCTTACTCTCCTGCTGAGAAGCAGGCACTCCTTAGTCTCTTTTCAATCGATAGATTGATAGTGTCTAACAAGTTAATGGAAAGGACCCTGGAGAAAAGCTTACTGGGGATCACATCCCCCGGACCACACGAACCTAAGCTCGAGGTCGAGAAGCTTCCACGAGGCAGTAAGACTGTCGAATTGAAGCTCATCTACTCCGCTTTTGGAGAGTGGCTGCAAGCTCACGAAACGAGAAATACTCGTCTTCGCGTTTACAGTAGGTTCCGAAAAGTACTGAGGCCAAAGTTAGGCTCCTTGCTTAGTAATAAGCAAGGTCCAAATGGGCGATCAGTAGAGAGTGCATATGCTGATGCATATGCTGTCGTGACCTCAGAGGTCTACGATAGCATACGGGAGTTCAGTCGTCGCTTAGACCCGTTCTTAAGAGGGACGGGGATAGCGCTTGAAACTCCCTTCCTCGATAACGTGAAAAGTTATCTAAAGGGCGCATCAGACGAACAGAAGGCCAGTGTTTTAGCGTCACTGACCCGCAAGGGTCGCCCCCCTATTGCAGGACGCATTGCTGCGTTCCCTGACAAGGGCGGCAAGAACAGAGTGATAGCCATAGGTGATCAATTCACCCAGACGGCTTTACGCCCTATTCACGACCGGTTGTTCGAAGTCTTGAGGTCTATACCTCAGGATTGCACTTTCGAGCAAACAAAGGGAGTGGACGCGCTACTGAAGTGGACCCAAACGGGCGACTATGTAGCGTCACTTGATCTCTCAAGTGCCACAGATCGATTCCCCCTAGAGCTACAAAAGGTAGTAATAGGGAGGTTATTCGACCCCGATCTTGCTCAAAGCTGGGCCGATCTTCTCGTCAAACGAGATTATCATTGCCCAGACGGCTCTGTAGTTCGTTATAAGGTAGGGCAACCTATGGGGATCCTATCCTCATGGGCTGCTTTCACATTAACACACCATTTCTTAATCCAGTTCGCCTTTTTCAGGGTGACTGGATCCTATAAATGGTTCACAGAATATCGTATTCTGGGAGACGATATAGTCATTCACTCGCAGAGAGTGGCTGATGAGTATCGTCGGTTAATGTCGCTGTTAGGGGTTAACATTTCATTGTTAAAATCCCACATCAGCGGAAGAGGCACGACCCGGTCTTCGACCGGGGAGTTTGCGAAGAAGATAGTCCAGGATGGTGTGAATATCTCACCCATTTCCCTGTCCTACTTCCAAGCCGCCACTAAGAGAAGTGGTGACTTCCTCTCGCTTGCTGTTACCTTACGTAATAGCAACGTTCGAACTAACCTGAAAGCATTGAGGTCTGTTTTAATGGCCCTACACCCAAGGGGTGCAGGCACCATGGACCATATCCTTACCACGCCCCAGTTATGGGGTGGTGGCGGATTCAATGACCACAGGTCGTTACCCGAGCTACTAAAGGAGGACGGTTATTACCTACAGAAGGTGATAACTGCGAAGTTGGCAATATCCTTGCTTAAGAGGTTGGAGAACCTCCTAGAAGGGATTGACCCCGACTTACGGGACGTGAATGTCCCTAAGCCGCTCCTTAAAGCCAGTTTTGACAATTATCCAGCAGTTCGCACTGCACGGATCATACACAGTGAAATGTCGTATGATCAGGGTCGTACACTCCGTCAGTGGGCCGGTATATCACCGACACACTTCTTGGACTTTATTGACCTGGATAAGATTGTCTTGGAGAGGGCACTTGATGTTCTCAACTGCCTTCCAAGGCAAACTGCTCCTAGCTTTTCATCGGTAACCGATGACGCCCGTTCCGAAGAACGTCTTTGGGCTAAGGCTGTTAAACTAGCTAAAGCTCAAGATAACTATTGGGAACTTGTTGATCTGGAGAGGGTCGCTCTTGCCCTTTGGCCTGAGCGCTCCCCTCTTTCAAGCGGTAGAGTGTCTTCAACAGATGAAGACGCACTGACTATCCCTCCTACTGACCAACCTGGATAATTGGTTGCTCAGCAAG